AGAAAGTCCGTGAGCTATTTTATTTACCGTTACAGTTGGACTTGTGTTAGCGGTTGTAAATGTTGCTCCAGTTATTGCTGTATCTAAAGGCGTTACATCATAGAAAGAACCTTCAAAATATACTATCAAAGTTTTACTCGTGCCAATAGCTGAGTATCTTCTTCCATCTAAGTCTGCCCAGACCAATTGATCTCTCGCTGCTCCTACTAAAGTATTAGATGTAAGTTGCTCCCAACCACCTATTTTTTCAGGTAAACCATATCGGAACCTAACGAAATCTCCATCAGTCCATTGTCCCTCTGCTCCAACAGAAGTAACTTGTTTATTAAAACCAGGTTGTATTTGTACGTTTGTTAATGGCATTCTAAATCATAGCATATTTATTTTACTTCATAAACATTTGGACAGAAATTCTAGGCATAATGGGACTCAAAACAGGGGTTACTTTATGCTCAATGGGAGTTTTAACAATAACCAATGAATTACCAATAACGGGTATGAAGCCATGAGCACCTTTATCAGCAAACATAAATTCACCACCCCAATGTTTATTCCATTTGCAATTAATATAATAAGTAGCACCATACTTATAACTTCCATCACTATGCCAGTTAATACCGGAACCTTTTTTCATATAATGAATGTTAGTGCTCATATCTTTCACATCAGTAAGTTGAAAAAAAGGATTAAACGTAACTAAGGTTTTTAATTTTTCAAAAGGTGGATATTCACTAACTTGATTTCTAAGAGGAGGCACAATGTTTTTTATTAAACCCTCATCCCATAAACCCTTAGCTGATTGTAAATTTATTTTTTTTCGTTCTTTAATAATTGCATCATGAATGCCCTTATACATTTTGTAATCTAAAAAATTTGTTATCCACCAAATTCTTCCTTGGATTGAGTAAGTTAAATTCATAGATTTAAATAGTTAAATTTACGCTTGTGTTTTACTTTTTTTAACATATAAATATTTGTTTGTAACATATTTAAATTATGAAAGAAACAGATTTTAACGCAAGGATAATAGACCTTAAATATCATATAAATGGATTAGTTCCAGCTAATGTTTGTAACAGTTTCATTGAATTTTTTGAGCAAAATAAATCTAAAGCACAAAAAGAAAAAAGTTATAAATATAAAGAAGAAAAAAGAATAGTAGACAATTTTACTTGTTTAAATCTTACATTAGAAAGTTTAACTGATTCTACATTTAAACAACCTTTGAATGTTGCTAAAAAATATATATCTATAATGGTGCAAAATTATGTTTTATATATGCAAAATAAAATTTGCCCTACTTTTAACAGTCTTTTGATTTGCAATTCACACAATATAAGAATATTAAAATACGAAAAAGGTCAATTCATAAAAGATCACTGTGATGTTGGACGAAATGAAGAAAGAGCATCTTGTACTTTAAATCTTAATGAAGACTATGAAGGCGGTGAGTTTAGGTTTTTTGATGGTAAAATTAAACATTCTTTTAAAACAGGAGATGCTATGATATTTCCTACTGAACCTATTTGGATACATGGAACTGAACCTATAACTAGAGGAACAAGATATTCAATTAATTGTTTTTTACACCAATGATAAAAAGAACTGTAAACATTGATAATTTTATTGGGGTATATGATGGATATATTACAGAGGATGAATGTAACAAAGCAATAAAACTTTACGAAGATCAAAATAAATTTAATAACACATTTAATAGACTTAGCTCTGAAAAAACAGCTGTGCTTACAAAACAAGATCAACAATTTTTTGCAAACCCACCAAATATAGATGTATGGTGGGAGGAATTAAAAGTCTTATTGGTAAATTTTGATATAGCTTTTCAACATTATTTAAATAACACAGGAGCTGGAGAGGCTTATGGTTTGCCCTTAGATTATACCAGTTTAAAAATTCAAAAAACTTTACCTACAGAAGGGTATCATGTTTGGCACATTGAACATGGAAGAGGACATGAGCTTTCATCTAGAGCTTTTGTTTATAGTGTATATTTGAATGATGTTGAAGAGGGAGGAGAAACTGAATTTTTACATTTTTCAAAAAGAGTAAAACCTAAAAAAGGCAGAATAGTTATTTGGCCAGCAGCCTTTCCATACTTACACAGAGGTAACCCACCTTTATCAGGTGAAAAATATATTATAACTTCTTGGATACATCTAGGTAAATGAAAAATTTTGATCCTTTTCAAATTTTCAATTCTTTTATTTTATGTGAACTAACAATACACCCTGATGAAATAAACCAAACTATTTTGTTATTAAAGAGTAACCGAAAACCAACTGAACAGACAACTTCTTATAATCATTTGAATGTATTAAATTTTCCAATATTAAAAAATTTAAAATCTCAGGTGATAACAATTTTAGAAAAAAATAACTTAATACTTACGAACAATTGGGCTCAAATGTATAACAAAAAAGATAAACACAGTATTCATGTTCACAATCAATCTTTTTATTCTGGAATAATATATTTAAATCCAGAAAAACCAAGCCCGACTATTTTTCATGAAAGAAATTTTGAAATGAAATATGTACACGAAGGAGTTAAAAATACTTTGCTATTGTTTCCATCCTACATACCTCATGAGGTAGAGCCTTTAGAGGAAGATCAAGATAGATTAATTATCTCTTTTAACGCTTCAAGAAGAATATGATGTAGGTCTTGCACCTAATCTAGAAATCTTATCAGATTCACTTTCACCATCTACATTATCTGAATCCCAATCAGACTGTAATTGTGTTAAATGTGCTGCATCCCATTTGTTTATGAATTGGGTTTGAAAATCCCCAAGATTTGCCTCTGCATAAGAACAGTGAGGCGTTCCATCTCTATGTTCTACTTCATCGCTAGATGGAGTAGTTCCATATTGAATAGCCCAAATATTTGAAAATTTAGACTCAGCCCAAATAGGGTCGTCAGTTATTGTATAACCTGTACCAGCGGCATCACCTTGTTGTTTAACAATTCTTTTATCATCAAATACTACTGTCCATTGTGAACTTGTGCTCATATTTTCTCCTAAGTTTTAATTATATAAATTACTGTTAAAAAAGGTTGAACAACTGAAGTTGCATCACCAGTAAAATTAGCACTCATATTATGACTATGTCCAGTACCAGATCCAGCATTTGATGTGCTAGATGGATTTGCAGTAGCTGTAGCCGGGAAGTTTGGATCATTTTGAGGCGGTCCTCTTCTATTTGGAAAACTTGCACCACCTGAGTGAGAGTGAGACGCTAATTCCGCTGTTGTTAAAGTATGATTAGCCGTTGATCCTGATACGTTTCCAGTTGATTGTACAGTGTTTGCTCCACCAGTTGATCCTAAAGCTTTGTTATTTGATTTACCAACAGCAACATTGTCTGATAAATTAGGAACATTAAAAGTTGATGCACCATCTCCAACTCCGTAAGTCGTCCCTATAATAGCAAATAAAGCTGCGTAAGTAGATCTTGAAACCGCTGCACCATCGCATTCTAAGAAACCTGTTGGCACTGAAGCAGAAGACCACGGCACAATAGTTGCCGTAGGAATACCCTCGATACCTGTAAGGTTTGCTCCTGAAAAATCGTATTTTGTTGCTTCGTAATTTGACATATTATTTATCCGTAAAAGTCCATCCTACATTAGAACCAGAAAAAACTAATCCAAATGCTGCACCTTCTGTATTAACAACTAAGTCAGATGATGCATTAGCTATTTTAGAACTATTTCTTCCCACAGTCAATGCTGCAGTATCGAACGTGTATCTTGAATCCACAAAATGCACTTCATCACCAACAACTGGAGATGCAGGTAATGTTATTGTAACTGCTCCCCCGTTTGTTTCAACAAATAGCTTAGCCCCTGCTTGCACAGTTTCAGCTGCACTAACAGTTCTCCATTTTCTATACTCATTTGCTTTTACAACATTTGTGCCATCAGAATAAAGCACATAACAATTTCCCTCACAAAGTAGAACTCCAGTTCCACTTGCTGTTTTAAAAGTTAAAGTGTTACCTGCATGATCTGTCCCATCTATTACATTGTAAACTTTCTCTATACTATCAGGGACAGTGACTGTTCTATTTGCAGCTAAAGTTCCAGTCAGTTTTAAAGTAGCATTTCTAGCGTTTGAAATAGTTTTATCAGTCATCACCAAAGTCACATCAGATGATGCACAATCAATTTCTTCATATCCTGCAATGGCTTGTTGAACTAGATTTAAATTATTATTTGTATTGTCTCCCCAAGTACCAGCGTTTTCACCGGTTACCATTAATTCAAGTTTTAGATCGCTTGAAAAACTACTAGCCATAAATTTTATCTCCTAAATTAAGTTATTTTACCAAAACTAAGCAGCCAAATCAACCTCTGTCCATTTATTGTCTACACCTAAGTCTACTTCCTGCCAAGAAGTAACATTAACTGTTCCAATACTAGACGTTATTTGTTGACCTGATGGAACAACCAAACCATTACCAGTTATTATTACATCATCTATTGAGGCTGTCAATCCAAGACCTGAAACCCCTATAATTTGACCAGGTATTTCTGCATGTTGGCCTAATGATAGTGTGCCCTGTATTCCAGTTGGTTGTTCATTAGTGCTTTGAACTAAACTGAAATTACCCTGACTTGAGGTCATTTGTACACCAGTAACATCCACTGGTAATTTTAGACCAGCTACTGTTGTGCCCATTGAGCCTGTTAAAGAACCAGCACTCGTAACCTCTACTAATGCATCTCCTTCAATATCTAAAGAACCAATTGTAAAATCAAGTTGATCTTCAGAAGCAAAAACTGTTATGTCTTGATCTATTTGTATTGAGAAAGATGGACTTGCAAAAGTGCTTGTTAACTGACCAGCACTTGTTACTGATACGTCTACATCAGTAAATGCGTTAGCAGCTGGAAAATTAATTGTTGATGTTAATTGCTGTCCTGTTGCTGCTACTGAAAATGCCTCGCCCCAAGCTAAATTACCCCAACGTCTTCTACCCCAACCGATTCCCGTTAATTCACCTTCGTCAATAGTTGTTGATCCAATGCTTGAAGTTGCAACATTACCAGTTACTGGCACACCTATGCCGATGGTTGTGCTACCAACAGCCATGGATTCTAAACTACCAGTGACTTGAACAGTAATAGAAATTCCAGCTAATTCCTCTCCAAGAGATGATGTTAAACTCACCCCTGAAGGTTCTACAAGAGCATTTCCTGTAACAGATTGTAAGGTTCCTATTGAAGAAGTTAACTGTTGACCAGTGATTGTTGGCTGTGATCCTGATAAATCACCCCACTCATTTTCACCCCAAGTATCTCCACCCCAACCTACTTGAATTTCGCTATCAATAACGACTGATGAAATTTGTGATTGTATTTGTAGACCGCCAGCTAATACATCTCCAGCAATACCCCAAGAACCTTCGTCCCAAGCTGCTCTACCCCAACCTGAATTAACTTCAGCGTCAATAGTTGTGTTGCCAATACTAAAGGATGCACTTATTCCTGTTGCGGTAAGTCCGGCATCACCTTGTGCTGCCCAACTACCTTGGTTCCAACTAAGTGCACCCCATGTATTTGACATTCATTATAATCCTAAGCTAATCTTAAAATAGCTGCGGATGTTGTAAACGCAGGAAACTGAATCGTAAATGTTCCAGAAGTTGCAGTTTTATCACCGCCAAAATCTAATACAGCTACAGCATCAGTAGTGCCTGAACCGCCATCTGTTGTTGTATTGTAAATTAATGCACCTCTTGCAGTAAGAGTTACACCAACGAAAGATAAGTCAGCAAAATCAGTTATCGCTACTGAGGATGAAACTTTTACACCTTGGTTAACTAGAGCTTTTCCTCCAGCAGAATAACCTGATGGTGAAGACACTTCGTTACTTGTTGTGTAGTTAGTTGTTGATTTTCCTAAACTTGCTGAGTTTGTAAACATCGCTAATTTATAAGTATCAGATGATGTATCAAAATCATGCTTTGCTTGAAGCAATTCTTTTTTAAAAGAATCACATATTGCGTTTGTTGTTATTGCCATTTTTTTCTCCTTTAAATTTAAGGACTAGGAGAATCGACTTTGATCCTTGGGACCCCGTCTGTATACTCTCCTCGTCTTCTTCTACCCATTTGTTGTAGGGCAAAATTTTGTATTTCTTCATTATACTTCGAATTATAGAGGTTGTATAGATTGTCTGGCCCTTTTAAAAATCTAAAAGCCTCAGCTAATACACCGTGTAATAACATTGATTCTTGATATTTAGATAAATAAGTCTCATTTGTAGATGTAAACTGTGGTGGATCCTTAATATAATTAATTTGAACGGTGTCAGCAGCAGCAGGTGTTGGAGCCACTAATATAGCAAACTCATTAAAGTTAGCAAAATATTTAGGAGTGCCCTGTGTGCCAGAACCGTTAAATTCAGATATAAAACTAGTATCTCTTTTTTCTAAAAAGGTTCTGACCCCTGAAGAAATGTGTTCTACGGATCTTAAAATCAAAGTATCAGATGGTAAGGTCACTGCTCTATTTCCAGCTGTAAATGTTGAAGTAGCATATTTTCTTAAATCATCATAATCAACTTTTCCTGCTACATCTAATTCAACAGATCTAATAAAATCTTGAATTATAGCATCAGTCAAAACATTACTATCAACTTCAGTATAGTTTCTAACTTGTGTTAAAAAATTTGCATGTGTGATTGACATTATGTAATACTTACCTCCACAGATCCAATAGAACCTAAAAGTTCTCTTCTTCTATTTTGTAAAGATGGGTCTTCAGGAACCATGTTATGAATAGTTGTTGTAATACCATTAGATGTAACTTGAAAGTCTTGTGTTTTAAAAGCAAAATCACCCGGTAAACTTAAATTAGCCACTCCTACACGAGTTCCTCCAGAATCTGAAATAGTTTGATCGTTTGAAAATTTTTGAGCTGGTTGTTGAAATTTCATCACTCTTGGATTTTTTAATGCTATGGCATCGGCCTTATGATAAGGAGGATCAAGTTGAGGATGTTTTGGTTCAAATTCAGAAATATGAACTAACGAACCATTCCATTCCTTAACCATCTCTCTGTATGGATATTCCATACCAGATCTATCAGATATTGCTTTTGATCTTTTTCCGC